GGGCGCCAGCCGTGATTATTGTTAGCGGTAGTGAGGGAAGAATTGAAAAAGCTCAGAATATTGCCCAACTTTTATCTTCAAGAGGCTATATTTGTCTTGCGATAGCTTATTTTGGTTTAGAGGGATTACCCCAAAATTTAGAACGAATTCCAATAGAATGTCTGGAGGAGGCGAAAGATTTTCTATATCATCATCCTCAAGTTGATAATACAAAAATAGGAATATATGGTCGCTCTAAAGGAGCAGAACTTGTTCTGGCTGGACAAAGTATTTTGAAAGATGTGCAATGTTTGGTACTCAATTCCCCCTCAAATGTAATATTTGAGGGAATAAAGGGAAAACTCAACTCTCATTCATCTTCTTGGACATATTTACAAAAAGAACTTCCGTATCAAAAATTTCAGTTAGGAAATTATCTGTTAAACAAGTTTTTTGGAAAACATATTCCTGAAGATAGTAGGGCTCAGATTGATGTGAGTAAAATTTCCTCTCCTTTATTATTACTAGGAAGCGATGTTGATGAAATATGGAATGCATCATCCGCGATAGATGATATCATTTCACATTATAAAGGGGAATCCATTTTGTTTAAAAAATACCATGAAACAGGGCATATGTTGACGATTGCTTATCAACCGAATCATCGTTATAGAAAAGATTGGCGCTTATTAATGAAAGAAAGTGTAGACTCTTGGTTTGCTACGATAAATTTTTTTGATACACATCTGAAGAATTTGTAGATAGTGCTGAACAGTACTATAATAGTCCTAACTAAGATAAAAACACAGTTCTGGTTGGTAGTCCAGTCTACAAAAGCAAACACTAAAACAAGAGAAATTTGAATACAAACAGTAAAAAATAGAGAGAAGCATAAGGGGCATTACCTCACTCGTTCCCATATTTGATTATTCCTCCATAAAGTGGATGGATGATTTTTATAAGAGGAGTTTGCATTATTGAATAGAAAACCAAGTGTTTCCTAAAATTTTCATTGAGATATGTTATACTATATTCAATAAGTGAAACAAGGAGAATACTATGCCAGTAAATGAATATGGTCAGATGATTGGTGAGTCAATGGAAGGTTATACACCAGGTGAATTGCCTGCTATTGATTTCTTAGAAGGGCGTTATGCTAGGATAGAGGCTCTCTCGGTAGAAAAGCATGCGGAGGATTTGCTAGCTGTTTATGGGCCTGATACGCCTCAGGAGATGTGGACCTACCTTTTTCAGGAGCCAGTAGCAGATATGGAGGAGCTGGTTACCCTTTTAAATCAGATGTTGGCTCGTAAGGACCGTTTTTACTATGCAATCATAGACAAGGCGACTGGTAAGGCTTTGGGAACTTTTTCCCTCATGCGAATTGATCAGAATAACCGAGCAATAGAAGTGGGAGCTGTCACTTTTTCTCCAAAACTCAGGGGGACACGGATAGGGACAGAAGCCCAGTATCTCTTGGCTTGCTATGTCTTTGAAGAGCTTAACTATCGTCGCTATGAGTGGAAATGCGATGCCCTAAATCTGCCATCCAGACGAGCAGCGGAACGTTTGGGATTTGTCTATGAAGGAACCTTCCGTCAGGCAGTCATTTATAAGGGGCGTACGAGGGATACGGATTGGTTGTCTATGATTGATAAGGACTGGCCTCAAGTCAAAGCTCGTTTGGAAGCATGGTTGCGTCCTGAAAATTTTGATAAAAATGGACAGCAGTACAAGAGCTTGAGGGAACTCTAAGAGGTGTTGACATGATAACCATTAGAAAGCAAGAAATTGTCAAGCTAGAGGATGTTTTGCATCTCTATCAGGCTGTCGGTTGGACAAATTATACCCATCAACCAGAGATGCTGGAGCAGGCCTTATCTCATTCATTAGTGATTTATGTGGCGCTTGATGGCGATGCTGTGGTGGGCTTGATTCGTTTGGTTGGAGATGGATTCTCATCAGTATTGGTTCAGGATTTAATCGTTTTACCTATCTATCAGCGTCAAGGGATTGGTAGTCTCTTGATGAAAGAGGCTTTAAAAGATTACAAAGATGCCTATCAAGTCCAGCTGGTGACAGAAGAGACAGAAAAAAACGTAAGATTTTATCGTTCTATGGGTTTTGAAGTCTTATCCACCTATAATTGTATAGGGATGACTTGGGTGAATCGTAAAAAATAACAAAACTTGTTTTTTCTTAAGCAAAGTTTAAGGATGGTCTAGTATCATATAGTCATTAAATAAAGACCTCCTAACTTTATTTAATGAAATCCTAAAAACTTTTTTCATCATAATCTCCTAATGAAGTCACCCAATCAGGTGGCTTTTTTCGTGGGTAGGTGATGCTGATAGAAATTTTTTTAAAAATGGTAGAATTTGAGAAAAGTTAAGCTAGTTTTAAGCTTCGTCTTGTATCATATAGTTATTAAATAAAGACCTCCTAACTTTATTTAATAAAATCCTAAACTTTTCTTTTTCATAATAATCTCCCTTAACTCCACTAAATCAGGTGGAGTTTTTTGGCTCTATTTCAGGCTTTGGGGGACTATTCTAAAAATCATTTTTCGATATTTTTCGGTATTTTTCGGATTTTGGTCGGGGAATTGGCGGGGACTTTTTGAGATTTTGGCGGGGATTTTTTAGCGAATATGACTAAGAAATAGGTCTGTTGTCGCTTCAGCGAGTTCATCCTCAACTTGGTTATAACGATCGGTCATATAGACTTTTGTATGGCCCAGCGCCTGGCTTAATTGTTCAAGCGGAACCCCTGCAATAATGCTTTGAGTTGTGAAGAAGTGGCGCATCATGTGAGGTGTTACATGCAATCCTGTCGCTTCATTCACTAGATTGAAGTTTCTATTTAACTGGTTTGGATTGATGAGACCACCTTTTTCGTTCAGGGTGATATAATCTTTTTGTTGTTCCTTGATAATTCCTAACTTTCGCTTAATCTTAGAAGCTTCAGCTATCAGATAATAGATAAGGTCCGTTCCGATATCATCAAGGCAGACATAGCGCTCTGAATCCTTCGTTTTAAGCCCTCCTTTGCCTTTCAATGTCTGGTTGCTTCGGCTATCTCTAAGATGCAGTATAGCCCGTCCACTGTCGTTCTGAGTGATATCCATTGGACGCAATCCAAAAACTTCTCCTCTCCTTAGTCCAAAGATGGTAAGATAGGTCAGAGCGTAGAATTGCTTTGGCATGATTTCTTTTGCTTTTGCTATCCAAGTCTTGAACTCTTTGAGAGTCACTTTCTTGTTAGCAGCAGGAATATCACTACGACCAATAAAGACACCTTTCAAGCGATTTGAGAGCAGATTCCCATTTTTCACGGCATCATTCAGCAATGCCATGAAGCTGGAATTGAGGGTCTGAACGGTATATCTGGTATGCTTCTGCAACTTTTCAGCGATAAAGAGTTCATACTCATTTCTATCCAAATTTTTAAGCAGGATAGAACCAAACTTTTCCTTGATATGGTTCTTATAGAGATTGTCATTAAGGTAGTAGGAAGTGTCATTCCAGCGCCCTGTTGACAATCTTTTTTCAGAATAAATATCCCAATACTGATCAAGAGTCAGGTTCGTATTGATACCTAGTTCTTGTTCTTGGATTTGTTGTTCAAGCTCTACCAAGGCTGCGCGAGCTTGAGGGAGGGTTGTGAAACCACTTTTACTTTTTTCTCTTTTTTTACCTCGGAAGAAAAAAGAACGTCTGACATAGTAACGCTTGCCTTTAGCAGTCTCATAGTAATAGATATTTGGGTATTTTGTTTTATTATATTTCATTGTATTCTCCTTGTTTATCGGCTTCTGGACAAGGTCTAAACATTGAGAATATTGACATCACCCCTTTCATGGTGTAAAATAGGGTATAGAAAAGAGGCCTTTTTAATGGCTGATTTTTTATAAGGGTTAGCTTCACAATCAAACTTTGGCGATGGTGAGTGTGGGGATTTTTTTATTTTTTAGCAAGACGCCATACTGTTAAATCTAAATAGTAAGTTAAGTTACTTTTACGAGAAACGACTCTCTCAGTTTCGATATTTAGGGTTTTATATGGTCCTCCTCTACCTGTAAGGATTGCATCATATCTGTAATTTAGATTAGAAATGTAGGATGAAACTTGTGTTGCAATCATAGCTGGTAAGTATCCGACAAAGATATTATTCACTAAAACTTTGACAGCATTTTTATCATGCGGATTTGAAGGTTCTGGTAATAGTTGAACGTCTACTGTTTTCAATTTATTATATTTGTAAACAGGTTTATATGTTTCAAGCATATAAGATTTCAAACTCTTATTATCTTTCCCAAAATAATGGACACCCTTGGAAAGAAAATCAGCTGCAATCTCAGCTTCTTCTTGATGATAATTTGTTCCCATTAATAAAAAATTATCTCGGAAAACAATTGTATCAATCTGTGGACTGTAATTTTCAACTTTCTGCTTTTTCTCTCGCTTTGCAGTTAAACGACCAATAATGTAAGTTATAAAACCAGTAATAAACAAGAAGAAGCCGAGAGGTGGAAATAAAAATAGGAATATAGCACCTAAAACCATAAAGACAAGTCCAGCTTCTTTATATTCTTTTGGAGTGTGTTGCTTTTTACCGCTAGATGACAAAATAGATTGTTGTTTATTGGTGTCTACTTTCTTCTTGCTCTTTTTGGACGATTTGAACAAATCCGAAAGTCCAAAGGTTGTCTTATGATAAACCTTATTATACATAGCTTTCTTTGGATTTTTACCCCATCCCATCCCTTTTTTACCATAGCCAGGGATAAGGGCTCTTTTTGCCTGTCTCTTCCATTTACTAGTAGTTCTAGCTTTTAAACTTCTGGTCAGACTTGGTTTTCTCATTCCTATTTTCATAACTTTCTCCTTTTAATTTTCAATTGGCATGAAGTTTCCGACTATTTTCCCAATAATCCTTGGATCTTCTTCAAATGGTGCGAATTTATCTTTATATTTGTTATTGATAGAGACGAGTCTAAGACCGTCTTTTTCTTTATAGACTTTTTTAATATAAGTTTGACCATCCCAGTCAACTGCATAAATGGCACCATCGTAGTCAAAACCTGTTTCTTTGATGAGAACGACCTCTCCATTCATGTACTTAGGCTCCATGGAATCTCCGAAAACCCAAGAAGCAAAATCGTGGTCTAAGTCTTTGTCATAAAAAACAGTGTCATAGTTACCATCGTTGAAGTATGAGAATCCAGTACCAGCTGAAAGTTTTTCAAAAACACGGTATTCAAAAAGCTTTTCCTCAATTGTGATTACTTTATTATTTTGCTCTTTCAATTGTTCGTTAGCGTAGTTAAGAACCTTTTGTTTTCTCGGAGTTGATAGCTTGACAACCTTTTCAGTAATTTTGTGAACCAACGGGGAGGTTGGGATTTTCAATTCTTGTTGATTGTCTTCCCATCCCATCAAGTTTCCAGGTGATACATTTAATTTGTCAGCGATTTTTTTTAATACTTCAGGTCCAACCTTCTCAATATCTCCTTTTTCGTACCTAAAAATAGTAGAACGAGAGACACCAACACTTTCTGCAAGCTCGTCCGCAGACATTTTCAACGCTTTTCGACGTTGTTTTATTCTTTCTCCGACATTCATTTTTTTACCCCTTATTATATATTACACAATAATTTTACAACATTAGTCGCAAAAATGCAATATAAAAAGTTTCAAAAACGCGATTTTCTTGTTGACATTTCCTTTTTTATCGGTTATACTTAAAACAACAAGTCGCATAAGTGCGACAAAATAGAAAGGAGCAGATATGGTAAATGTATCGAAATTAAGAGGAAAAATTATCGAACGCAATACTACTCAAGAGGCTTTAGCAAAAGATATTGGGATTGATAAGAGTACGTTCTATAGAAAAATGAAACAAAATGGTAGTTTCTCTATACAAGAAGTAAACTTGATTGTTTCTTCCCTCAATCTTTCAAAAGACGAAGCTTTATCTATTTTTTTTAGCGAAACAGTCGCATAAGTGCGACAATTGAAGAAAGGAATACTATGAACGAAATTTTTAACTTTCACGGGCAGGAAGTCCGTACAGTGATGTTTGATGACGAACCGTGGTTCGTCGGGAAAGATATAGCAGAGATTCTTGGATATGTAAATTCTAGAGATGCTCTGGCAAAACACGTTGATGAAGATGATAAGCTAACGTCGCAAATCGCGACGGCAGGTCAGATGAGAAATCAGACAGTTATCAACGAATCTGGTCTCTACTCTCTCATCCTATCCAGCAAGTTACCCCAAGCTAAAGAGTTCAAGCGCTGGGTGACATCAGAGGTCTTGCCAGCTATTCGTAAGCAGGGCGGATTTATCCGTGAGGATTTGGACGAGGATGCCTTCATCGCTCTCTTCACTGGCCAGAAGAAATTGCGTGAGCAACAGGCGACCATGCTAGAAGATATTGACTATCTCAAGAGCGAGCAACCTATTCATCCAAGCTATGCTCAGTCGCTACTGAAGAAGCGCAAGGCTCGTGTAGTGGCTTGCCTCGGTGGTACTGATAGTCCAGCTTATGCGGATAAGATTTTTGCTCAGTCGGTATTTAGACAAGCTGAGATTGACTTTAAAGACCACTTCAACATTAGTCGCTATGACTTGCTACCCAAGAAGCATGCGGATGCCGCTCTTGCTTACTGGATGACGTGGGAACCAAGTACCAATACTAAGATGAAAATCATGAAATTGAACTCATTTGACGAAGTGTAGAGAGGGGAAGAAGATGGACAATGTTCTAGTTTCACTATCTGAATGGATTAAGTCCATTATCAAGGATACAATCACTAGATTGGTTGAAATAGAAAAAGATAGTGACCACTATCCAGAGCTGATGGATGTGAACACTACCTGTGATTTTCTAGGAATTAAGTATGCCACCTTTTCAGATAATTATCGTTACTTAAAGGGATTTCCAAAGGAATTACCTGGTAAGAAATGGTCAAAAAGAGCCATCAAAGAATGGCTCTCTAATCAAATATAATAACTTTACTAAAAGGCTTCTGGACAAGGTCTTAGCAAAATTATTTGACTATATTATAGCACAAAAGAGGATAAAAAAACATGAACAATTTACAAATTATCGCAGTATGCACAGCAGTGTCAGTAGTCTTGATTGAATCGCTGATGATGAACATCAAGCTTAAAATGGCCATGAGACAGAAAAAGAAGATTCAATTTCAAGCGCCACAAGTTGAAAAAGGGTTTATCGACTTTAAAACTGGCCGACGTGTGGACATTGATCCCGTGACACGAAAAGAAACATTTGTGGATTAAAACGGAGGGTATCAATGGTAGTTAAAAACAAGCGATACTACTGGATTCAACTAGCTCAGGATTTTTTCAAGTCTAAAGAAATGAAATTACTTCGTAAGATTGCAGGGGGCGATACGCATACCATCATCTATCTCAAAATGATGTTGATTAGTTTAGAGGACGGCGGGCACATCTACTATGATGGACTTGCTGACAATCTAGCTGAAGAAATCGCTCTTGTCATTGATGAGAATGTCGAAGATATTAAAATTACTTTGATTTTCTTGGAAAGTAAAGGGTTATTGACTAGAAACTCTGACCGCGATTATTTTTTAGAGCAAGTTCCTGAGATGGTAGGTAGTGAAACCGCAAGCGCCAGAAGGGTTCGCAAGTTTCGAGAGAATCAATTAGCGTTACAATGTAACGACGATGTAACAAAGCGTAACGGAGATATAGATATAGAGAAAGATATAGATACAGATATAGAGAAAGAAAATAATAAGACGATAGTTAGTTCCAGCTTATCTGAAAATTTGAAACATAGCGGTATTCGGATAAACAATAAACAACATCAACAGCTACTTGAATATGTAGGACTTGATGGAATGAGTTTTGATATGTTAAACCGTGCAATTGAGATAACTTCGGAGGTTTATCAACCTAGTTTCAAGTATCTGAGAGGGATTCTTGAAAATTGGAAAAAGAAAGGCTTTACAACTATTGAACAGGTAGATGATAATGACCAAAAATATAAAGATAGCAAGAACTCCCATCTTCAAGGAAGACAACAAAATGAAAAAAAATCAGAACAGGGGGCTAAGGACGAATGGGGATTTTAGAACTTATCGAGCAATTTGAAGATGACTTTTATCCAATCAGCGACGAAAAGAAATCTTTGCTTATAAAACAACCTCTTTCTACCGTTACTGCTTGCTTGTCAGATATGGCTAGCTGGCAGGCTTGTGGGGGTCAGGTATCATGGTAACTGATGCACTCGAGGAGATGGCCTTATCTTACCATAGAAATACTGAACAACAGGCTGAAATTTGCGAAAAGCATGGGATTCCCTTGATCAAAATCCTCCGGACAAATGATGTCCTTTGTCGCTTATGTGAATCGGAACGGATCCATGCAGAGAATCAAATAAAGGTCAATGAGTTGGCTGATGCTGAGCATGAACGAGAGCGGAAGTTCTATCTTGAGAGATTCTCTCTCTATGATGATGTACTGAAAAATGCTACTCTTGATAACTTTGACACACCGACTGAAAAAGAAGCGCAAAAGTTAGCTTTTGTAAAGAGGATTTGTCGGGAGTGGTCTGAGGGCGCTAGGAACAACATCGTGCTACAAGGAGAACCTGGGACAGGCAAGAGCCATTTAGCCTTTGCTATGATGAAATATTTATCAGAGGTTACAAAGGGAATTGCCATCTTTATCAATGTCACGGATTTGCTGATGAAGATTAAAGCTGATTTTAGCCAGGAAGAGTTTCTGGTCAATAAAATCGCTAGTGCAAAGTTTTTGGTCTTGGATGATCTTGGTATGGAGAAGGACAGTGAGTGGTCCTTCAGTATTCTTTATAACATTCTCAACAAAAGGGCTAACACGGTTATCACGACTAATCTGACTGCACAAGAAATTCAGAAGCGATATGGTCGGCCGTTTATGAGTCGACTGATGAAGGGTGTAGACAATGATCATCTGATGGTATTTAATGACTTAAAAAATAAAAGGAAAGATTATTTTTAGAGAGGTGGGACACCTTGTTATTAAGACTATATTTCGTCTACAATGGGCACTGCAAGTTTTTTCTTGGTGACTTCAACAATGTGGATGAACTTATCGAGCGGATGAAAGACCATCAGTGGGCTTTCTCAGGTATTACCAGACCAAAATTCAAAAAATACATCGGGAAAGACGATGTACGTTTTGATTATGGTGCTGTAGATTGCTATTACTTAGCGACAAAATCAACGTGCCGAGAACCACGTTAAAAGCGAGCTAGAATATGCGTCAATCGGTCGTGTGACCTGGACGAGCGACTGCCCGTATTTAGCCAAACTCACACACAGAGGCAGTCGTATTTTTTGGAAAATAATATGAATGACATTAAAGAAAAAGCTCTGGCTAAGTTGCTGGAGGAATTAAATCAACCACATGATACCTCACTTGACCGTGTTCATAACTGGATATGCGATCAGGAGGATGAGGAATTATTTAAAGGAATCTTAAAAGAGCGATACTCTCTGAAGTGTGCTTTAAGCCATGCTAAAGAAAAAGCTCGTAAATTTGCTGAAAACGGAGTCGCTTGTATCGATGATGCTACTGTCTTCAGATGGGTTAGAGAGTACTTTATCTCAAATTCACAAGTATCTAACATCAAGCAGGTGCCTGTTGAGCCCGTCAAGAAGAAAAAGGAAGACAAATCTCAGGCTTCTCCTGAAGAAAAGGTTGATGTCGCCAAAATTAGGAAAGGCGCTGGTCCAGATGATGATATCATCATGAAACCTAAAATTAAGAAAGAGAAAGGAGTAGTCGAAAAGCAAATGAGCATTTTCGATTTCTTGGATGAATGAAACATGAACAATGCAAGCGAGAAGCTGATAGACGATTGAAACCACCTTCAAACTTCTGGAGCTGGTGCTATTCGCAAATCACAACGTACAAATGGACCAATAAGGACAAGACTATAATTGCTTCAGATTTGAACCTTGGTCATTGTATTGAAAAGCGACTGACAAAGTCGTCACGGCTCACTTTTTATGACAAGACTTACTTTTTCTCTATCATTCTCAGCACTTCGAAACGTATCGAAATACAATCTTATGAATTCAGGTCGAAGTTGGTTGAAGGAAAACAATTTATCGATTGGCATTTTACAAATTTGGAGCGATTCGAAAATGACAAACATGTGAAGATTGGCCAAGATTACAACGGACAATTTTATCCGTATCTATTTGCTAATTTTTTTAGCGGTGGATATTATACAGGAAATGTTTTTTATCCAAACAATTGGGAAAAGAGACTTCAAAAAGTATCCGAACTCAAATATTTGAAATTCGATAATATCTATTTTTGGGAAATTGAACGACTTTACAAATATAAGTTTGAAATCGAGTTTGCTCAGAAGATTCATGCTTATAGGTTGGCCAACGAAATCATGTATCCAAATTATAGAATTGGATTTACAAGAACCGTAGATATGCGAACCTTGAACCGTAGATGGCTTCAGAAGAATAAACAATTGGTACTGGATTCTCATACTTCAACGATGGTAACTATGACACTGTAAGGCTAATACTAGGAAATGGAGAGCAAGATGAAGCTAAGATTGAAAGAACTTAGAGAGGACCTATGTATTTCTGTCAAAGATATGGCCAGAGATACAGGTGTCTCCCAAAACACAATTCATTTGTACGAGCGAGGTGGATATCCGTCCATTAAGCAAATTGAAATGATTGCTAAAACCTATGATGTAAACCCTGCGTGGCTTGTTGGGTGGATAGATGATGAAATGATGCCTGGAGTCCAGGTCGTTGAGAAAGTTGTTTATAAAGAAAGTCCAACAGCAAGATTGCCAGATTATTTTAACAACAATAACGACGGTAAGATTATCAAGTGGAAACAAACACGAAGATTTCGACGGAAGAATTACTTGAGATAGAAACGAGGTGAGCGATGCCATTCTTTCCTGATATAAACGAAACTAAAACAAAAGAAAATGCCAAGAAAATTTTAGAAGGATATCCTCGCTGGCGTCGTGTGGCCAATGACACCGAAGGTCAGAGAGTAACGACAACCTACTCATTTATGCCGAGAAATCCGTCAAGTGGAAGAAATAGTCAAGTCGAGAAGTTAGCTATACGGAAAGTTGATGCAGAGCTTGAGCTGGATGCAATTGAGCAAGCGGTTAGCGGCTTACACGATCCTCTATATCGTAGGATACTTTTCGAAAAGTACCTTCAGTGGGATTGCAAGAAGAATGAAACAATCGCAATGGACTTGTCTCTTTCAGAAAGCTCATATTACGAAATTTTGGAGAAAGCTTTGATGGCATTTGCAGAGCTATACCGCAATGGAGAACAGATTGAAATTTTGGAGTAAACTTGGAGTTTTTTTGGAGTAAACTCGGAGTAAGTTCGGAGTAAATATATGATTTTATGTGCTAAAATTATATTATGAAATAATTGTAAAGGCAGGCACACCCTGTCTTTTCTTTTAGTTTGGAGGTGATATCGTGAAAAAAGTAGAACCTATTCGTGAGCTAGACGATATTGATAGAATGAAGAATTACTTGAAATCAAAGAGTGAACGAAACTATATTCTTTTCTTAGTAGGAATATATTCAGGTCTACGAGTAAGCGACATTGTTCCTCTTCAAGTGAAACATGTAGTTCAAGATAGAATTGAAATCAAAGAGAAAAAAACTGGCAAAATAAGAAAATTTGCAGTTAATTCAGAATTACGAAAGGCTTTGAATCGTTATATAAAAGAAAATCATCTTGAGAGTTACGACTATCTTTTTCCAAGTAGAAAAAAAGTTAGAGGTGACGGAGTAAGTATTAAACATATCGGTAGAGTGGCTGTGTATCAATTCTTAAATGATGCAGCTAAACATTCAGGACTCAAGCACATCGGAACACATTCGATGAGAAAAACGTTTGGTTATCATCATTATAAACAAAATGGGAATATAGCTATTTTAATGCAAATACTTAATCACTCTGCTCCAGACATCACATTAGATTATATTGGATACAATCAAGATGAAATTGATGAAAGTATGCTTACTTTTACGTATTAAAAGCACGCTTATTTATCATATTGAGAAATGGTAAATTAAAAAATAAGAAAAGCCGGAAACCCATTGTCATGATTGGGCTAAACCATACTCTCTTGAAAGTCACAAAATATAAGATATGTTAAATATACGAGGGTGGAAGAAGTTAAAAAACCTCCCCCCTACATCATAAAAATTACCCCCCTACCTCTTAAAAAGAAAGGCCCCTCCTTAGATGAATACCACCCATGAACGACCAGACCGGAGCGGTCCTCACAGAGTTGCTTTTGAAAAGAATAAAAATATTATTCTCAAAACAAGAAATACTTGTGGGATTTGTGGATTGCCAGTTGACAAATCCTTGAGGTACCCACATCCATTAAGTCCGGTCATTGACCACATTATTCCAATCAATCGCAACGGTCATCCATCAGATATTCAAAACTTGCAGTTAGCCCACTGGCAATGCAACAGACAAAAGTCTGATAAGTTATATGCTGACGATAGGTCAGCCAATGCTACTGTTGTAGGCAATCGCAACCTGCCACAGTCAAGAGATTGGACAAAGTACAGAGCTTGAAGAAGCCAAAAAAAGAAAAATTATATTATTTTTTAAAAATATCAAAAATAATAATGAATGCTTAAATTTTGAAAAAATAACAGATATGTGTGAAGTAAGTCCTAGCTAAAGTATAGGGGGGGTATCCCCCTCCCACTAGGCGCTCGCGAGCTTCACGCCGTCACTGTACATTTTTTCTCGCGCCAAATCATCACAAAGAAAGGAGAACGGTTTGGAATTAAGAGGGATTGAATATCTCAGGAAAAAGTTGAATCTCCATCAGAGTAGAGTTAATCTGAGGTATAAATACTATGCAATGCAGCATTACAGAGCACCTATCGGAATTACAATTCCTGCTCATGTGAGAGCTAAATATAGAGCTACTCTTGGATGGACTGCAAAAGGGGTAGATTGCCTTGCGGATCGTTTAGTATTTCGTGAATTTACAAATGATGATTTTAATGTTACAGAAATCTTTGATCGCAACAACCCTGATATCTTATTTGATAGTGCTATTCTAGCTGCACTGATTGGTTCGTGTTGCTTTATCTATATTTCAAAAGGTGAAGATGATGAGGTGAGGTTACAAGTTATTGAGGCTAGCAATGCGACTGGTGTCATTGATCCTATCACTGGATTGCTTGTAGAAGGTTATGCAGTTTTGGCTCGTGATGATTACAATCAACCAACACTTGAAGCCTACTTTGAACCTAATGCTACTCACTTTATTCCGAAAAATGGAAATCCGTACTCGGTTGCGAATGAAGCAGGTATTCCATTACTTGTACCAGTAATTCATCGACCTGATGCTGTTCGTCCATTTGGTAGATCAAGAATTACCAGATCTGGTATGTCCTATCAAAAGGAAGCAGAACAAACAATTGAACGTGCCAATATCACTGCAGAATTTTATTCATGGCCACAAAAATATATTATTGGATTAGATCCTGATGCAGAGCAGTTGGAAACTTA